ATTTTCAAACTCTCTCGCAATATTCGGTGTTCTCTTGGGATCAATGCAGATGAAATCCAGATCATCCAGCCATTGTTCTCCATACTCCACGGAATCAGGACCTTTCTTGACGCCCTTAACTTTCTTCATACCTTGATCGTATCTTAATTCATCAATACTTTTTGGTTCTGCTGAATCCGCAAAGACCTCATCTGATCCATATCCTTTTGCGCGTGCTTTACCAGCAAATTCACGGTTACTCATTTTCACACCATATATTTCATCAATAGCATAAATGCCATTTTTCTTCTTATCATAGTGCCACCGCACAAATGCCAATGGGTCAGTCGCATAACCAAAGTCCAAACCGTTTCGGATGTTATCGAAATTCGCCACCATCTCATCAGTGATAGACCCTGGTTCGATCTGTAAATTATCAAAAGGTACCACACCCGAACCAATTGCTTCACCCATGTATTCCCAACGATATTTCAAAGGCTTGTTCTTTTTGACGTTTTCCGCTTCTTCAACAAATTTCTTTGATAAATATGGATTTCCAAGATACGTTGAGTGATGAACAAAAGTATTTGAATCGATAAAACTGGATTCATATTTTTTATTTACCCAAGACTGGCGCCGTTTGGGTGGGTTGTAAGAATAATAAAAGCTATAATCAAACGGATATACTTTTTTGCGTTGGCTGTCGGAAGTAAATTTCCCTTCCAACTCTTCACGAAGAATTGAATTTTCAATCGTGGTGACTTCTTCTTCGGTTTTGAATTCTGCCAATTCTTCCCACCAGCCAATAGCTAGAGGAAAGTCGGCATCTTTGATTGATTTGATTTTTTCAGGATCATCTGCACCTGCAAAGTAAATCTTATTCCCCCTGGGCTTATAGGTGATCTCAAGTTTTGAGTCAACAAATCGAAAAAGATGCCGAACGCCTAAGACGTTTGCAGCACCTTTAAAGTTTGCATAGGATGATTTCAAAATTGTATTTTGTACTTTTCTTATTCCAATTGCAGATACTGGATATTCCATCACATCCAACATGATTCTCATAGGGATATGAAATGATTTACCAGATCCACGTCCACCTTTTAGGACATATCGAAGGTGCTTCTTTTTCTTGGATGCTATCCAGAAGGATTTGAATTGATCAAGTACGATTTCCGAAAGCCTAACCGTCGTTTGTGTCGTCGATATCATCGACAATCACCACTTTCTGTGCTGCGTTGACATCAAGCTTATCATTGAACATTCCCAAATGACGGCCAAGCATTTCTAATGATCTCGTTTTGTCTGCTAATTTAATTTCTCTTTCGACACTTGAGCCTTTTTCTCCCCATGACTCTTTTACCTTGATTGACTGAATGACAGCCAAGTCATCGTCGGATGCATTTTCTAAAACTGATGCATCTTTTGGATCGATTAAATCAGTCGCTTTTACAAATGCAATCTTTGCTAGTTCCTGAAGCACTCGGTCCTGATTAATGCCCGTACGGCGTGATCGTTCCGCCATTTTTTGTTCAATGTACGTGCGAACCTTAACTATTCCTAATAACTGTGAACCCTTAACATCTGCTGTTTTAGGGCTATAACCAGCTCGAATGGCAGCTTGCGTGGCATTTAGGTCAATCAAATACTCATCGGCGAATAGCTGCTGCTTGGGACTAAGTTTGGCCATAAATGCCACACTCCTTTCTTTAATAAAAAAAGACACCTGTTTAGATGTCTCCAAAAGTTTAATCTACAAAATCATCATCCAAAAAAATTAAATCAATTTTATCGCCAAACACTTGGTTTGCAACTTTTATTGTTTCGTTTTTTGCAACTTCAAAATGTGTTTCTCTAAAACATTTGGCTATTATTAGATTCTGTTTACTATTCCAAGATTGCTTAGACGCATACACCTTTAAGTTACTAGATCTCATTAAAATATCATTAAAATTTAGAACAACATCGGGGGAAAAAACTTCTCCATCCGGCATAACCAAAGTGAATATAAATGGAGTTGCGTTAGTGTTTTTAATCTCACTATTGCCATTATATCTTATTAAGTCTTGAAGTCTTTGTATTAAAGCATCATTCACATCTTCTTGTTTAAAATTCCCCATTGCATTTTCATAGTCTAAAACTTTAAAAATTGGATTATCTGGTGCTTTTTCATAATCGATTTCCGCAATCATGTTTCTTAGTTGATCTTTAAGCTCAGAACTACCAGCAATATCATTAGTATAAAAGATTGTTCTCTCAGCTATTATATCAAAAGGTAGACTTGTTCCGTTTTCACAAATTAAAATTGTGTGTTTTCTCATAGTAAACCGTATGCCCAGTTCATACATGACATTTGGATTAAGT